ATTTGAAGAGCAGAAGCGAAAAGAATGCGAAGCGCTGATCGATCAGGTTATTGGAGAAAAGGTGGCAGGAGAGGTAGCACAAATATTGGTAAAGAAATTGCTCAAATACGATGGCGAACCTGACAAAGAGAAGATAGAAGGAGAAATCGAAAACATACTGAACGATCCTGAAGTAAAAGAAGCGTTGAGTAAGATTTACGCAGTTAATCCTCCCGTAGTGGGAGAAGAGCAGAATAGCAAACTCGTTGTTAAACGAGTACGAATTTAGAAAGGGGGCAGAAGAATGGCATACGAAGGACAGCCAGTACCAAGCACTGAGTATCAAATACCGCAACCAAAAGTAAGCGATGGACAGAGCGTAGTCGTAACGGCTACGGGCAAAGTGGTTGCAGGTGAATTTTACGAAATTGTAGGGTTCCTCGGAGTAGCGATGACAAATGTAGAAAATGGCGGCACGGTAGTATTGAATATCGAACAGGCAGAGTATCAGACAACGAAGGTAGCACAAAATAAGACTTTCAGCGTCGGCTCGGTCGTGTACTGGGACGGAACTCAATTTACACCTGATGCGAATACGGACACTACTCCAAATAGAGTAGCTGGTAGATGCACGAGCTGGGATGCGAGCAATAAGGTACTTACATTCATCCTCGGACCTCAGGCATATTCGGTAGTGCAAATCTCCGGAACTTAGAAAGGGGGTATAGATAGATGACTATAATCGATCAAGAGAGCCTCAAGGCGGCAAAAAGACAAGAAACATATACGTATACCGTACCTATGGTAATCGATAAAAAAGAGTACCCAGTAGACGTTAGATTGATCAACGGCGAAATGGAAACGTATCAACTAACCAAACCTATAGGCGAATTGATGACCTCGGCATCGTTAGAAGACAAGCAGGACTTACTAAGGAAAATCACTTTGGATGTTCAGCTCGGACGGGAACAAGTGCAAACTCTTTATGCTCCGATTTACCAGACGCTGAGCGATCCGAACTTCCCGAGAGTGCTACAAGCAACTTGGGCAATGTACGGAAATGTGGTATTCCTCGAGCATTTGGAAGGACAAGAGGTTAAGTTTGGTAGTTTGTCCGTTGAGCAAGGACCTATTGCAACCATTCAAGAGTATACGGCGGGCTTCGAATACACAAAGGAATTAATCGACTTTAACGAAATGTTCCGTATCGAGCTGATCAATCAGGCTATTGGACAAGCTTACAATGCGTTACTGAACCACATCCATTTATATCCGATATTCAGTCGCAACTACGGAACAAAGAATACCACAACGTGGAAAGGCGAAGAGGGAGACCCATTATGGTTAGGCATTTATAGAACTTTGAGGCAAGCAATTATAAATGCTACTTTAGCGAAGAGACCACCAACGGTAATGCTTGCAAATCCTGCTGACCGGTTCGATATCGAATTAGCAATGCGTGGCGGTTTCACGATCGAAGGAACAACTTATCCAGCACTATCAGGTATTGACACGATCATTTATTATGACGGTTGGCAAGGAACGATGAATGGTAAAGCATATGTTTACGATGGTGTACCGCAAGGCGAAGCTTACCTGATCAGACCAAAGGCGGGCTTCAAAGAGTTAATTAAGAAGGACCTTACCATTGAAACAACGAGTGGAGATCTCACGAGGCTGATCGAAGCACAGATTATTGCTTACGCTTATCGTGGCGTATTCGCCGCACCTGACGAGAACGTTCAGAAGGTTATACTGAAACCGGGTACATAACATGGTACCTACTCCCGAGCTGATCAAACAATTACGGTTGCTAATTGACGAAAAAGACGAAACAAAATTTACCGATGACGAACTCGAAATCATACTGCAGAGTTCAGACAACATTTATGCGGCGGCTTCGTTCGCTTGGACTTTGAAAGCGGCAAAGGTACAAGAAGAGTTAGGCAATATTGAAAGCTATTCGATCGGCGCTGAAAGTTACACATATAGGTCGCTAACTGATATGGTTGACTATTGTCTACGCATGGCTGAAGTGTACGGACGAATGAGCAATGCAGGTGCTCGCATTTTACAAGTGAAACCACCTGATGTCCTATGATTGATAGACGAGTAAAAGATATCGCTTGGGCTATTGAACAGAACCCGGTAGAAGTAACGATCTATAGAACAACGCGAATTTTGAGCGACGGACACTATAGCGAGACGAAAGAAGAATTAGGACCTTATAGAGTGCGTATATTCTTAAACCAGAGCGGATTTCGAGGCGCATTAAACGAAGTAAAAGAAATAGGAGGGAGGGCGTTGCAAAGTGTAACATGGTCAATGCTTTGTGATGCCTCCGTGGATATCAAAGCTGGCGCTAACGTGGTAGATATTGTGGAAGCTCCGATGCTCGGGAAATTAAAGGTAACGAACGTAATGCCATTGATAGTGAATGGTCAAATAGTTGGTTATCAAGTCCAATTGGAAGGTATGGACGAATGATAGACGTAGGCAGTGGATTTAACAAAGAAATAAAGTTTAAGCTACAGCAAATTTACGTACTGCTCGATACCACTTATAGGCCGATAACTGAAGGGTATATGAAAGCGAATAAACCATGGACTACACGAACTGGCATGGCTGTGGCGGGCTTACATTCACGAGTAGAAGGAAGAGGTTCGATGATCAAACTCGTATTAGGACATGGAGTTAGCTATGGCGTTTACCTCGAACTCGGGCATAAGGTGAAATCGAAGAAAGGCAAAGTAAGAGAGGTAAAGCCATATGCGATACTCAAGCCGACGATGGAAAAGTATTACCCTGAAATTAGTAAGAACGTTCAAAGGATCTGGCAGTCATGAGGGACGAAATAAGAAGGATATTAGCAGAGAAGATTACAACGGTTAACTCACGCATTTACGAGCCGTACGTTCCTTCGTTACATATCGAAAAGCCGTACCTTGTAGTGAAAGAAGGAACGAAAGAGGCGCCGAATGATTGGGCTGGGTATACGACAACGATTGAAGTATGGATATTCGAGAACTTCGAGACGTTCAGCGATGTGGATCAGCTGGCTGATGAAGTTATTAGTGCGTTAGACCGTCAAATCATTACCGTAAACGATAAGAAGTACTTATTACGTTACCTTGCTACGATTGGCGAGGATTTCTGGGATGAGGAGCTACAAGCATTAGAACGTGGCTTGCAGTTTCAGGTATTTTCTTTAGGTTGGCTGAATAGCGCAACGTATGAACCTGATCCGGTTATGGCATTGAAGACGTGGAGTGAGCGACGATGGGTAAAGATTGAAACAAAAGACGGTAAAACAATTGAAACTCCTATATTGCAGACCGATCCTGACACATGGGACCCTTCAGATCAAAGACCGGGGTTGTATTGGCGAATAGCAGGCATTTCAGCTCCTTACAACGTAAGCGCTTCAATGTTTTGGTTAAATTTCGATATCTATGGACATGTAGTTGCCCCTGATCCAAGCGTTAGAAGAGAATGGGCGAGAAAGATCACTGAAGCATTAGCAAATGTAATGCGTATACCGATAGATGGGGAGACTGAGTTGTGCATTGATGCATTAGCGGTAACAATGGATGCTGATCCGTTAGCAGTTGGACAAATTCGATTAACGGGTGTAATGGGATTGATGCGTGATAAATCAACGGCTGAGGTGTTAAATCAAGCTACGGTTAATGGAGGTGTATCATTTACAATAGGAGCGACTCAAATGCAACCTGAAGAGGAGGTGTAACAGGTTGAAAGAGAAAAGCGAAGAAATGGAAGTAAAAGAAGATACGAAACAAGAAGAAAAACAAGCAGTCAAACTACCTGAAGATACATATACGATCGAAGATTTTGTGGCAAATGCAGATGCATTTGGAGTAAAACCTGAAGCGATAATAGGCGCTATGAAGTTAGCGGGGAAAGACGTTGCTACAAAAGAAGAAATGGCGAAGTACTTGGCAGAATTTTTAAGAAAAGAGGTGTGATAGATGGCAGGAGTAACGTTCACAAGCGGTGAACAAAAAGTAAGACCGGGCGTATTTGTCCGTGTGCAGAACATAGGACAGCCCGTAGTTCCTTCATTACCACAAGGAATTGTGGCGGCTATATTCAAAAGCAATTGGGGACCGATCAATACTCCCACCGTTGTAGCGACAAATGAAGCAATACCTGACATGTTCGGATCGAGTTCAAGCTTAACAATGTTAACGGAAGCGTTCAAAGGCGGATGCAGTAAGATCGAAGCTGTTCGAACGGGAACGGGTGGTGCTCCGTCAACGCTTGTACTAACCGATACCGCTACCGCTCCAGCGAATGTGGTTAATATCACAGCAAAATATCCGGGCACAAGGGGTAATAATTTCACGGTAACAATTAGGGATTCATTGACAAATGCGAGTTTAAGAGAGTTCTTGCTTTATGAAGGAGCAACGTTGTTGCTTACAGTACCATTTGCAAAAGGAACAGCAGAGCCAGATGCTTTGGTTTCAGCATTGAATAGTTCACAAGCGAATAAATACGTTACTGCAGAGAAGATTGCGGCTGGTAATGGAACATTGAAGGCAGTAGCCAATGCGGGTATGACAGGTGGGCTTGACCCTACCACTACCGCAAATGATTATCTGACAGCCCTTACATCACTTGAGGCGATAGATTGGAATGTGCTCGTAGTTGATAGTGAAGATCCCATTTTATTTACTTCAATTCAGGCGTACATAGACCGTGTAAGGAACGCTGGCAAGCGTGTCATGGCAGTGTTAGGCCAGAAGACAAATATTGAGTTGAGCTCCAGATTAACATTAGCACGTAGTTTTAACGATCCAGCAATTGTGTTTGTGGTGAATGGGTTCAGCTACGCAGATGGGACGAAGATCGAAGGTTATACGGCTACAGGACGAGTAGCTGGTATGATCGCAAGCGCTAACATAACGGAAAGTCTTACACATGCGGTTATTCAAGGTGCTACGGGATTAGTTGGTGCGCTGAGTAATACGGATATCGAGAATGCACTCAATAGCGGAGCGTTAGTATTCACATTGAACGCACAAAAACAAGTCCAGATCGAGCAAGGCATCAATACGTTTGTAACTCCGACGGCTGACTTAGATATGGGTTGGAGAAAGATCAGACGTGTAAGAACACGAGACGCACTGATCGATCGCATTGGTTCAACGTGGGACACGCTAATTGGTAAAATCAACAATGACGCTAATGGAAGAGCTACATTGATGGCGTCGGCTCAAGGAGTAATAAATGCGATGATCAACGAAGGCGCACTAATTGCTGGTCAGATTTATG